CTCCTTCATCTATTTCACGGGCTAGGAGAAAACTACAAGAAGAAGATAAGACCTTACGTGGTGAAAAATGGTACAAACGTAAAGGTAGAGCAGAAGAATTTAAACAAGACATTATAAATTTTAAGTATGATTTTTAATTATCAAAAACAATATTACAGTGTGGCTGAAGTTAAAAACATTGTAGAATTAGAAACAAAAGAACAATCAAGAATCATAGCCCAATATCAAGATAAAGTATTGGGTTTACTTGATGAAATTGACACATTACAAAAGAACCTAGAAGTTCTTAGAAAGAAAAAAGTATCAACTAAATTAAAAAACAAATAATTATGGAAACTAAAACAGTAAAAAACCTAGTAAAACACCAAGACGAATTAACACAAGAAAGTTTAGAAAAATGTATTGAACAATTAGAAGTAAATGTAAGTGATCTACACGCACAGGTAGATAGTATAAACTCTGATATATCAACAAAGAAACGAGCTTTAGAAGATCTAAATAAACCAAGTTTGACACAAAAACAATACGATTTAATAAATAACGGTTTAGATAGTTTTGTATCTGATTTAAGATTTAGTGAATCAGATTTTGACATAGAACTTACTATAGGATATGACAATAAAGTAGAAATAGATCACATAACATTAAATTCTTATAATGATATGTTGGACGATATGATGAGATACATAAGAAAAGAATTTAAAATTGTAGAACAAGAATCTAATCAAAATGAAAACGTTTAAATTACACATAAAAAGAGTATATGATTGTGAGTTTGAATATGAAGCGACAGATGCACAAGAAATAGAAGATATGATCAATTGGGATGTTAATGATAATGTAACACACGCAATGTGTGATGATTTTTGGACAGAATTAGCATACCAAGAATTAGAACAAATGAACGTAGACACAACTGACTACAAAGTATATGAGAAAGGTAAAGAAAGACCTTGGAAAAGGGTACGAGAATTTTGATTGTAATCCAATTGGCAAAGCTAGAATAATAGCAGACGCCATGACAGGGAATAGTTATAGACAAACAAAAATATTTACTGAAATATGTCACATATTAACTGGTGACGAAATAAATGAATTTTATAAACTTATAACAATTAAATCTAAACAATTAAAATTATGGGAACAAGATCATTAACAAAAGTTATACAGATAAAGATGGAAAAACCGAAAGAGAAACTATAACATGTATGTATCGTCAATATGATGGTTATTTACGAGGACACGGTTTAGAATTAGCAGAATGGTTACAAAAATATACTATTGTAAACGGTATAGGATTAGACGAAGATAGACAAATAGCTAACGGTATGACATGTTTAGCTGCACAAATGTTTTTTCATTTCAAAGATGGTCCAGGTGGTATTTATTGTTACCCACCTGATTCAAGAGATTGTGGTGAAGAATATTTGTACGAAATAGAAAACGGTAATGAAAATCTATTAATAACAGTGTATGACACTTGGAACAATAGAGAAGTGTTTCACGGTACACCAGAAGAATTAATAGAAGAAGTTATAGGAGTTGAAGCCTAGAAAAGAACACGTTATTTTAAAACAACTAATAAAATATAGTATGACTAAAGAACAAATTAATGAAAAATTCTTTGAAGGTTTATTTGAACAACAAATGTCAGAGATAGACGGACATAAATTAGATAAACGTGATCAGGATAGAACTATTATGGAGGCTCATGAGATAATAACTAAATTATTATTTGCGTGGGAGACTGGAATAAATAAGCGTTATGGTGATAATCATAAGATTACTGACAAAGCAATAAATTGGTTAACTAAAAATAGTAAAATATGACTGCAGAAGAAGTAAAAACATATCTAGAAGAAACATATGGAGAGTGTAAACATGATGAGTACGCTATGGCAGACGCTATAAATCAAACACTACAGGACATGGACTATGACAATGGTTGGGACTTGTTTCATTTATTAGTAGAAAACACACCTATACCATCTTTATATACACATAGTTATGGTTTTCATACTGCAAATGGTAGGGGTATTATAGAAAGAATACAAGCTTATTATTATGAGTTCTCCTAAATAAATAATATGATAGACACTATAATAACAGGAGGACAATATACCGATCCAACAGAGTATAACGGACCTGAGGTAGATTGGTGTAAACATTGCCAGTCTAACCCAAAATGGGAAGATACAGATGTATGTGATGAGTGTATAGATGAGTTTGATGAGATGAAAGGAATGTCTGCTTGTTGTGGAGCTTTGATAGAAAGAGACATGGAACTATGCTACAGATGTAAAGACCACACAGAAAGTGTGTTTGATGAGTTTTGTAGAGAGAATAAGTTTAATCCTAAAACATATAAATATGCCTAATTATTGTTGGAATATATTAAATATTACTGGTCCTGAAGAGGATATAAACAAATTTCTTGATAAATCAAAAATCAAAGAAGATGACTATGGTAATGGAGGTTTTAGCTTTAGCGGTACAGTACCAGAACCTGATTATGAAACAACTCCAGTAAAACAAACTTATCCAGAAATAAGTGCTAAATATGCTAAAACAGAAAAAGAACGAGAAAAAATTATGGAAAATAAACCAGAAATTAGAAAAGATAGTTGGTGGGACTGGAGAGTACAAAATTGGGGAACTAAATGGCAACCAATGGATCCTAATATAGAACAAGGTAACCCTAGACATGTACAAATTACTTTTGATTCAGCTTGGTCTCCACCTATAGAATGGTTAAATAAAGTGCATATAGATTATCCTGAATTAAAGTTCAAACTAGAATTTGAAGAACCAGGAATGAATTTCTATGGATATGTAAATGCTTACGCAAAAAATAGTATATTTGTGGTCTTTGAAGACGATTTAGATAACAGAGATTTTGGATTAGATTCCAATGAGGCATATATAGAAGAGAATGTATGAAGACAAAGACATAGAAAGAATACTCCTAGGTAAGTTAATAAGCTTTCCTGAAGAGTATATTAGACATCATGCAAACATAACAGAAGACATGTTTGTGAATGTGACAAATATCAATATTTTTAATTCTTATAATAAATTACAATCACAAGGTAAGTCTCCAGACTTAGTCAATCTTTGTAAAGATTTGAAAGGAACGGAAGAATTTATAGAACTTACATTGTCAAGAATGGCAAGCGAAGACGCTTTCTTACCTATAGAAATACAAACTTGTATTGTAAGATTAAAAGAAGCTCAAACAGCTAGAAATATATTAGAGTTTGCAAAACAATTAAGTATATATATAGAAAATAGAGAAGATGTTGATAAAATATTAGATTTTATAAATAAAAAGTCTAATAATCTAGATTGTAATAACGTAGTTAAAGAGAAGGAAATTAACGATCAACTTGGAGATGTTCTAGCTGAGTTAGAAAAACGTATTAACGCTGATGGTTTAACAGGCGTTCCTACAGGATTTCATTCTTTAGATAAATTCACTGGAGGATGGCAAGAAACAGATCTTGTTATTGTTGGTGGAGCGTCATCTATGGGAAAGACTAGTCTAGCTTTAGCGTTTGCTTTAAATGCTGCTAAACAGAATGTTCCTACAGCTATATTTTCATACGAAATGAGTTATCAACAACTGTTAATGAGAATGATATCATCAGAGACAGGAATAGATAATAAATGGATGTTGAACGGAACGTTAGACATAGATAACATGAAGATTATTAATAAAGAAATAGGAAAAATAGAGAAATACCCTCTATATATAGATGATTGTAATAGAACATCTTTAATCTATTTGTTAAACAGAATCAGAAAGCTTCATGCTACAAAAGATATTAAACTTGTATTAGTTGACTATTTACAACTTGTTAACGCTAGTTCTAAGAAAAACAATAGAGAACAAGAAGTAAGTTTAATAGCAAGATCTCTTAAAAATCTATCTAAAGAGTTAGGTATAACTATAATTGCGTTATCACAACTTAATAGAGGTGTAGGACTAAGAACAGAAAGTCGTCCTACTATGGCAGATCTAAGAGAATCTGGTGAAATAGAACAAGCTGCAGACATTGTCGTTCTTGTATATCGTCCTGAATACTACGGTATTATAGACGTAGAAGGAGAAAACACAAGAGGTCTAGCAGAGATTATATTCGCAAAAGGAAGGAATATAGGTATAGGTAAAATAAACATGAAATTTATACCAAATTTAACCAAATTTGTGGATAATTAATGGTAAGTTTTTTGTATATTTGAAACAGAAAGTAGAGATAAATGTCAAAGAAAAAAACTGCGTTAGACAATATCGTAACCGAGATATCTGTAGAAATAAATATTAGTGAAAAAGACGTTAGAAACGCTTTAACGTGGACTTTTAAACAAATAGCCACTATACTTGTCTTGTGGCGAAAACCAGTGATGATCAGAGGATATATTAAATTCGTTCTTGCTAAGAAAGGAATTAAAAAGGTCATAGAAGATTATAATAAATATAAAACAAAATTAAAATGAATTTAGAAGATTTAAAAAAGGAGCTTCCGTATAAGTGGAGAGTTCAATCATCTAGGTATGGTAAAGCTAATTGTGTAGCTTACATAGACGCTAGAGATGCACAAGATTTGTTAGACGAAGTAGTTGGTCCAGGTAAATGGTCAACAGAATACTATGAGTCTTGCGGATTGCTTATGTGTCGTGTTGGTGTATATACAGAAGACGGATGGGTATGGAAATCAGACACAGGTTCTGAATCTAACGTAGAAAAACAAAAGGGTCACGCATCAGACGCATTTAAACGTGCGTGTGTATCATGGGGTATAGGTAGGTTCTTGTATAGATTACCAATACAAACACTTAAAACGAAAGAATATAAGGGTAAAGAATATCCTTATGCACCAGAAAAAGATAAAATTATCTTTGACGGAGAAACATTAACTAATTATATTAACTGGAAAATTAAAAACAATAAATAATGGACAAAACAATTTCATTTAACTTAGGATCTGTAGAAACAGGTACGAAACAAAAATCAACAAAAAACACTGAATACATTACAGAAGGAGCACATCATTGTGAAGTGATCAGTGTAGAAACGTCATCATCTAGAGAAAACTATTCTGGAGCTCCTTACATTATGTTTAATGTAAAGTCTGGTAATAAACTTGGTAGAGCAAGATTTTGGGCTATCAGAGAATCAGACAAACCTTCTTCTAAAGAATGGAAAGCAAAACAACTAAAAGATTTTTTAGTTAATTGTGGAGTAACAGATTTTTCA